ATTTTTTTCAATATCGCTCTTTAATAACTCAACATCAAATGGTTTGATACCTTGTTCTTTAGCTTGAGCTATAAAGTAGTTAATTACTTGTTGTTTTCTATCTGTCTTGTATCCTGATGGATTTTTAATTCTATCTTTAATTTCTGGAAAGTCAGGGTTTAATTTATATTTTTCTTTAGCAATACGTGCCATTTCCTTTACAGGAACTTTAATTTTAAGTTTTGCTTCAGTTATAAACTTTTTGTAATCGAAATCTGCCATGATTTGTTATTGTTATGTTAATAAATATTTTATTTTAAAGCGTCTAATACAGTTTTAACACGATCTTTAGTTGGACCATGTAATATCACCAATTTTTTAGGCGGAAATAATGCTAACAGACGCAATATTTCTTGATTAATATCAGCTCTATATTCAAGATTTGTCTCTCTTACACCATTATCTTCCATTTCCACACCAACAGGTTCAATATAGAATACAATATCATATTGATCTCTTAATGTCATCGCTGCATTTACAAACTGAGATTTATTATGCGTTCCAATAGATTTAGCTAACATTGTAAATGAACATACATCCCATATTGTTCTATCTGTCAATATATTTTCATGTAATAATTCACTAGCACGTTCAGCTAAAAATACAAATTGACCATTAACAGTCGAATCAGTATTTAATGGAATACCTAAATCGCGTAAATACTTACTACGTTCAGTAGCAGTTTTATAATTTTTAAATTCAGCAGTTTTTGACAACGCTTTAACTAACGTTGTTTTACCAACTGACATTGTACCACATAATCCTATTTTCATACTGTGTATTTGATATAAATATTAATTAGAGACGTGTATCATATTTCGGGTCCTTTGCTGGTGGTACACCATTTGAATCACGTTTACGATCCATAAATTCATCTTTAGTGTATTGAATACCAAATAACCAATATTCTTTTTTACCATCTGGATGAATTATCGCTGGTTCTTCCCAATTATGTAATTTACCGTCTAGATGGTAAACAATTTTACCATCAACTGTTTTCATTCGTTTTACTCCTGTATCTTTAGCCATATTATTTTATTTAATTAAATATAATTTATTTATTGAGGTTAAAAGCATAATTATTGTGTTAAGTCTTTAAGATGACTAAGTTGAATTAATTTTTCAGCTACATAAATACCATGAGCACCTGATACTGTGATACCACGAGCACTTAAAGCATCTCCTACAAAGTAAACATTTGGATAAGTTGTTAATGATAAATTATGATAATTAACTAATGGTTCAGGTGATAAGTACTTCACTTCAGGAATATACATACCCCAATCATCGCCAAATTCAAATACTTTATTCATATCATCAATAAAGTTTAAAACATAATCAGCATATTCACCCATTGCTTCTTTAAATCCATCTAAAAACTCAATTTGATAAGCTGTTACATCTGTACCTTCAGATGTTTTACTTACAGTTCTAGATGGACTATAATATAATCCTTTTCCATCAGTTTGTAATTTACTAACTACATCTCTACTCCATTTAAATGGATCTTCAATACCTTTAATTTCCATTAAAATACCAAAGTTAGTCATATCGTTTCTAAATTCCTCACCTTTCTTAGCATGGCCATTATAACTTAAATCACCATATGTTTCTTCTACAGCGACATAAGCGGCATTATTATTAGTACAGAATGATCTTAAAGATACATTATCAAATTTTTGATATAATTTAAAATCATAACTAACATCAATTAGTTTTTGGAAATATTTTTGTGGTGCTTCAAATCGAACACCAATTTGTACTGATTTAGGTTCAGTTGGTAATTCATATAGATTTGATAAATGTTGAGCGAAATCAATACCTGATTTACCTACTGCGAATATTAATTCATCGTAATTATAATACTCTGCTAATTTAGGATTTTCACATACTGTTGTAATATCTTGTTTCTGGAAATCAATGTTAATAACAGTTGTATTCCATTCAAATCTAACACCCTTATCTAATAGATATTGATACCATGTTTTAGCAATCTCATGTAAATAATTTGAACCAATATGCCATACAGGAAACATTCTTAAACCAAAATACGGTTTAATAAATTCAGGTTCTTCTTGTGGATCAGACATAAAGATTTCTTCTGGTTTAGGATGAAAACGAGTAAAGTTATCTACTACTTGTTTCATTAAATCCATTGCTTTTTCTTCACCACAGTATTTAGCTAACTGTCCACCAATTGCAGTATGATAAGTTAATTTACCATCACTCCAACCTCCAGCACCTAACATTCCTGTCATTACTTCTTCAGGTAAACGATTGATTGGATCATTACCTTTATCTATGATTGTAATTAAACTACCATCATATCCATTGTCTACTAACTTAGTAGCAGCGTTTATCCCTGCTACTCCTGCTCCTACAATAACGATTTTTTTATCCATTCTGGTGTGTTATTTAGTTTGTTATAATTTAATTTTTTAATTCCTATTTTATCTTTAATATAAAAGTTTCTATATGCTTCTAATGTATCATCTGCTTTATATTCATCAGGCATACATTGTGGTGGTGGTATAAATTCACTATTCGGAATTTTACCTTCTAATAAAGATAAGTTATCTTTTATCCATAGCAAAACTTTTTCTGTAGCATGTGACTTACCATATCTAATAACGAACTCATCACATATCTCTAATCCATGTTCAAGTAACCACTTAGCATGGTTTATTGATTCACGAACCCATTTTGTAGATGGGTGATTATAATGAGCTTTTTTATATGGTGCTTCAATACCATAATGATGAAATGTTGTACATAACATTTGTGCTGATTCAATTTGCATTTTACGAATGTGGTCGTCTACTAATTGTTTAGCAGCTAATCTTGGATTTGGATCTATGTAAAATATATTCATAATAACTAAATATAAATTTATTTTTTAGGTCAGATAGAGAGAGGCACACCTTTTGGGTGCGCCACAGCTGCATAGTATTATTTATGTCGACAGGCTATGAATCTGTCTATATGTTTATTAACTAGTTACTTTTGCAATATAATCCATTACTTCTTTTGAAGCACTATCATAATCATTATCTGGAAATATATCTTCAATAATATTGTCTATTAATTCTGTATCAAAGAATCCATATTTTACTAAATTTTCAAATTCTCCATCTGCTTTAGCATCAGTTACTACTTTATCAATATATCTTCTTACTTTTGGAGTAAGTGGAACTTCACTTCCTCCTGCTATATTTGATGTAGGTTGTTCAGTTCCTGGAAGAGAAAAATACAGTTTATTACCTTCTGATCCTGATAAATCTAGTCCTTGACTTTTAGCTAATTGTGTTATGTATTCTTTTTCTTCAAGACTATTAAATTTATACTCTAATCTATTCTTAAAACCATTAATAGCTAATTCTTTTGAATTAATACTTGGATCATTAAGCATAGTTTCCCACGCTGCTTTTAATATATCATAATTATTATTTTCATTTAGTAATGATTCTTGATATTCACTTTCAGTGATTAATCCAGCTAAACGCTGCATTTTTTTAATTTCGTTAATTTGTTTTTTCATTTTTTGTTATATATTATAAATATTATGATACTTTAACGAACATAGATGAGAAGCTAGAACTTGATTTAGCATACCCAACTAATTCACTTATAAATTTATCTTTACCATTACCGCTTAATTTATCAAATTGACTTAAAAATTCAACATTAAAGTAATTACTTGTTCTATTACCTAATGGTGCTTTTTTAAAGTTAGTATTAAATTCATTAGCATTTACTTTAGATAATGATTTAGTACTATTATATAATTTGTAAAAATTATTTATAAAATCAGTATCTGGTTTTTGGCAAGATGTTAATATTTCTTTTTGGTTAGATAAACCACGTTGTCCTAAACTTTTTAGAATAGAACTTACAATTCCTTGCCCTATTTTTCCAGCTGATGCTTCTTTTCCTTTAATTTCTCCTTGCCAGCTAGTTATATCGTTAAAATTTCTAAATTGTACTTTACCACCATCAAAACTCAAATAAATATCTTTAGTAGCAAATACATTTTTATCTTTAGGTTCTACTTTATCAAATTTAGTAGATGATTTTGCTTCTTTAGGATTGTTATAAACTTCGATTTTACAAGAGCTACATTTCTTTAATGATACACCAATTAATTTTTTAGCATTAAATAATTTATTTATTAAAGTATTTAATTTAGTTAAATCAGTTGGAAACTCAATATCTTTAATTTCATCAGTAGCCATCCATATGTCAGCTGGGTTCCATTTATTTATATTAGCATCTACTCCAGCATTTTTAAGAGCTGTTTTAGCAGCAGTTTCTATTTTAGGGACAATACCTGATTGTCTATAAAAAGTAAAGTTACCAGGGTATTGTTTAGCTAAAATATTAGCTGTATTAGAAGCAGTTGTTTGCCAATCTGGATTATTTTTAAGGAATGTTACTATTTCTTCAACTGATGAGGATGTATTTACACGTTTTGAAGTAGATTTAATGTTGGTTGCTGTTAAATCTTTAGGTGTTATATCTTTTCCTTTACTATAACGAATAGCGTTAACTAAACATTGAGCAGATTCTTGAACTGCTGTTTGTTCAGCTCCACCACCAGATCCTTTACTTGATTCTCCGTAATGTCCTGTTACTGATGATTTAGATAAGGCTACATAGTATTTTGTAGCTTTAGCTTTATCACCAATTAAATTCATTACTTGAAAATAATTATTTCCTTTTTCTTGGTAAATTAAAGTACCGGGTGTTTCTACATTTTTAAATAGTAGATTATTAGTATCTGTTTTACCTTTTAAAGCTTTTTTAATATTAGACTCAGCTTCAGGTGTGATAGTATAATATGGATTAGGTCCTTTTTTTGTTTGATAATCAGGAGATATAGTTAACTCAGTGATTGTACTTTCCAACAAGTTTAAAAGAAACTTTTTTTTTGACTCAGCTATTTCTTCAGGTGCTTCTTCTGCTGGTACTTCTTCTTCAGTTGATGTTTCAGGTTCTACTGTTGCTGTTGTTTCAGCATCAGGACCAGCTGCTTGTGGTGGCGCTCCCATTGTTAATAAATCAGCAATATCAATAGTTGCTCTTTCTTTATCACCTAAATTAGATAAGTAATGTTTTTTACCACTTACTTTAGCTTGATAATTCTTACCCATCCATGTTAAATAGAAATATTGATTGTTATGTAAAACAATCTTAAATATAGTTGGCTTAGGAGCCATAATATAGATACCTGTAAGATAATCTCTAAAATCTTCAGTTAATAATTCTACTAATGTTTCCTCTAATGAAGGATATTTCATTAACATGAATTCTAACGGGTTAGATTCAAATGTAATTTCTGGTTTTGGTTCAGTTACAGCATCAGGCTGTTGATCTACAACTTCTTCCTCTTCTTTTAATGGACGTGCCTTTATAATTTTAAGCTTCATTATCTAAACCTAATTTTTTGATTCTTTCTTTAACGAATATAGCTGCTTGTTCTACAGGATAGTCAAATTTCTTAGCTATACCTTGTAAGAAACGTAATACTAATTTATCACCTTCTGGATTGTTAGAATTAGCAGATGTAAACATTGCTTCATCCATTTCGCCTTCTTTAGCTACAATTTTAGCTTGTACTTCATCAGGTAAATCTTTTTGACCACCTTTTAATTTAGGATCGTCATTGTATTTTCCTGTAAATGTTGATTCATCAATAAATCCTTGTACAAAATCATCTACTTCTTCTGGTGATTGCATATTCACATATAAATCCCAAATATTAGGATTATTATCTTCTTCGTATTCGATATTTTGTTCTATTTCTTTTGCTTTTTCAGCGCCGTATTTTTGTTCAACATAGTCACGAGAATAAAATGATGATTTATTTTCATTCATTGCGTATCCACATTCGTTACACATTTTACCTTCCATCTCACATCCACATTCAGGACATTGTCCTTCATTTTCACTCATGTAGATACGATCATCTTCTGGTTTGATACGACTCATAATTTCTTTAGCTTTAGCTAAAGCAGCTGGGTCTTGTGAGTTAATAGCTTTTCTTAATTTATAGAATAAATCATCAGAAATTTTACCTTGTAATTTAAATAATTCACGAGCTAAGATATCAGATAATCCAATTTCTCCTTCTTTTACAGGTACACATTTATCTTTACCATTTTCAGTACCAGCATATCTGTATCCTTTCCAACAGCCTTTACCGTCTTTACCTTTTATTTTTTCTGTTTCTTCTAATTCGTTTATAGCTTGTTTTAGTTGCCAGCTATGTATGTTAAAATTATCTTTCATTATGCTATTAATTTAGAAATATATGTTTTTACTTCACCACCTTTAACAGCTGCTAACGCAGTTTCTAAAGTAGCTAAGTTAATTGCTTTTGCTCTTAATGCTTTTACAGCTGTAACACCTGATGCGATACACATTATTGCTATAATAGCGTGAAAAATAAAGTTAGCTGCTTTTGCTGCTTTAGTTGGATCTTTTACAAAACGTCTAACTATTAATTCAATAGGTTTAATATATAAATGATGTAATTCATCAGCTATACGACCCATTTGTTGGAAATATTTTTCAGAGTCTGATTGATGTTGTGAAGCAGTACCAATAGTTCTTTTAATAATTGAACTCATTGCTTTGCCTAAACGAGCGATTAAGCCTAAAATAGCAGGTAATGCTAATAAAAGACTTGAGGTAGTAAGTATCGCACTTTCTTTTTGATCTTTTGCTTTATCTTCAAGAGCATCTTCCATACCACCCATAAAAGCACTCATTTGAGTTTTTATTTGTGATAATGCACTTGTTGCTTCGTCTTCTTTAATTCTAATTTTCATTACTTATTGTTTATTACTCTAGCAGTTCTGTTTTTTAAATTCTTAAGAATATCTCTAAATTGAGCTAACTCAGAACCTTCAGGAGCTTTTTTTAAATAGTCAACTAATTGATTTAATTTAGTATATAAAAATTGGGGATCAACTTCATACGACACATCCCAAGAATATTTATCTGTTTCTGGGTCGACATTAGTTAAAGTGGTTTTGATGCCTGTTTCAGGATCAGTTTCACTTTGACCAATTTCTCTTTCAACTAGTTCTTTAACTATATTTTTTAATTCGGAGCGTTTCATTATTTAGTCTCGTCTTTTAATTCGTCAACTACTGCTTTAGTAGCTTTTTTATTTTTCATATATTCACTTACTTTAGCTAAAGTTTCTTCCTTCATCTTTTTGTAAGCGTCAGCAGCAGCTTTAACTTCGTTTTTCTTTTTGTCAAGATCTGCTAATAATTTTTCAGCTAATTTCTTAGCTTTAGCTTCTTTAGTGAAGATACCTTTAACGTTAGCTGGGTCTAAACCACCTCTAACTTGGTTAGCAAAATAAGCGACATTCTCGCATTCAAAGCAAATATCGTCTATAGTAGAGCTGATAGATGGTTTTTCTACCACCCAAAATGCGCCTACTTCGTCAGTTTCTGGAGCGAAAGCTTCGTTGATTATTTCATTTTCCTCAACTTGAGGTTTAATCTCTTCGATTGCTTCTCTGATTAATTGTTTTAATTCAGATTTTTTCATTTTATTTTTATTTAAATAGTTTAGTCTTCGTTATTATATAAATCATCTCTAAATGAATCAAATGTATCCTCTATAGTGGATTCTTTAAATGCTTCAAATGATACTTCACCTGTTACTAAACCTGTTAATGTTTTAACAACATCTTCTGGTTGGTTTTCAATCATAATAGTCCAATATTTGTCAAGTTGTTCAACTGTTGGTTTATTATAATCTTCTTTTAGGATATCTATTAGTTTCATGATTTATATATTTTAATCTTTAATTTACCTGTTCCTTTTATGGTTCTATGCCATTCATGTCTTGGTATAAATATTGGTTTATCCATAGACATTGGTAGTTGATTATCAAGTTGTACCAACCAATTTGTTGGTTCTATTGCTTCAACTAACCTGTTTTCATCATCTCGATGCCACATTAATTCTATAGGGTCAATGTTTTCATCAAATTCCCTAATTATATATTCATCTGTTATTAACAGATCTGTATATGGTTTACCAATATCCACTAAATGTTGTTTTAAAACCTAATAATTTAGCATAGCGAGGTAAACGACAGCTCCAATAGCGGGCTGTTGTTCGATCAGTTGCTTTAGGACAGTTCATTCTTTTTGAAAATGCTCGTCTAGCTTCTGGGTTGTTTAATTTTGCTCTTAAGCCTCCACCAGCCATACCAAATGATACTTTTTTTATTTTATCACCTTTCTTAACATACACATAGAATTTTTTAGCACCACCTCTTTTAGGTTTACCTAATGCTGGTTGTTTTTTGTCTTCTTCATTTAGGGCTTCACTCAAAAATTCCTCGGTCAAGGGTAAGTCTAGTGGTACTTTAATACCATTATAGTTACCAAATGTGCCTATATCAGTATTATCAAAGTATCTCTTATCAGCTTCGCATAATACTAAATGTTTATTGTTGTATAAATTTCTTGCCTCAACAAATAATTTTAAAAACATCATGGATTGAGGACGGTATATAGATTCGTTAAGTGGTAAATTATTCTCAATGTGATAAAATAGACCCTCAGAAATAAAAATTGGATTTTTACTTTCATTCATTACAAGTTTAGGACCATGATTATACTCCTGGCCTACATAGTCAATGATTTTCTCAATATGTTCTTTTAATTGAATCTTATTCATGATTAATACGGAGTTGTTTCTTTAGCTTTAGGTAATATTTTGAATTCAACTACACCTTCTATAGTTTTAATATCTTCAACAATTTTTCTAATACCTTCTTTCACATCACCTTCTAAAGCTGATGTATCAATCTTGATATCAACATTTGTTTTATAACGTAATTGACCTTCTGAATTAGAACCGGGGATAGCTGCTTGTGAATTTACAATTGTTACACCTGGTAACGCGCGCATAGCAGACAAAATATTAGTTTGATCATTAACTTTAGTGTTAGTGATCATTGATGCTAATATTTGAAATTGTTTAGCTGCGGGTTTTGGTTCCTTTGGGTCAGCTATTGGTGTAAAATCTTCTTCTTTTACTATACGAATACGCATTATTGTAAGTTTATTAATTTATATTTAGTTGTTTCAATTAAAGCAACTATTTCATCTATTTGATTTTGAATATACGAATCTTGAGGTAAAGAACCACGATTCTTTTCAACATATAAACATAATGCTTCAAAATATTGAATTGTTTTACTTGTATCTTCAATAAATTGACTTTCACTTTTGTATCCTTCTAATAAACCGTAACGGCCTTGTACTGATTCTACTAATCCATCTACTAACGGGATGATACCATCATAATAAGCGTTTAAAGCTGTGTGCATCCATCCAGCGCCAACTCCTTTACAACGGAAATGTAATATGTGAGCTTGTGTACGTGATGCGAATAACGTTGAAACAAAGCTAGCCATAACTTGTGTTGGGCTAGGCAATGCGATAGTCACTGCTATTTCGGGTTGATCAGGATCAATTTCTTCAGTTGTGAATCCTTCCTTAAGATTTCCTTTATCTGCTGCGTATAACGCTTTCATGTATTTATCAGCACCAGCCGCGTCTTTTGAACATCCAACTTTAGCGCCTGTTTCTTTGTAAACGCAGTTTCCTTTGCGAGTATATGGCATAATTATATAGGTTTTATCCTATATAAATATATTAATGGGGCGAATTAATTATTTCTTTAGTGATTTTTCGAGCTTAGAATTTTCAGCAGTTAAAAACTCGACTTTAACTGTAAGTGCGGCTACTTCTTTAGTAAGTTGTAATACCATACTGCGTAATTCATCTTTTTCTCTGGCAGATGTTACTAATAGTGCTTCTAATTTGGCGATTCTATCTTTGCAGTCATGGCGGATAAAATCTTCATCACGTTCTCTATGCATTGCTTTCTTTTCATAAAATCGAAACGCAGCGGCGCTACCCAATACGGTAATAGCTGTCATTAAGACGGTGTAGATATTATCATTCATGAGTATAAATATCCTTATATCTGATGTTCGCGAAGTTTTTTAATATATTCTTTAACATTCTTAATTTCTTCTTCATTAATTTTACCACCTCCCCATGTTTCAACATCACCTTGTTCAGTAACATATGATTCAGCGCGAGTATTATAAAAATCTTCTACAGCTTTTTCAAAATCATCAACCATAGCATTTTTATTTTTGTTCATCATATTACGCTCATACTCTTCATACTTACCTTCAACTTTAAGTTGTGCTTCCATTTTAATAACACAATCAAAACACATTTGATGTATATTCCACATTTTCTTATTCAAGTCATTAACAACCATTGCTTGACTACATTTAGGACATGCGATAGGCATAATGAACATTTGTTTAAGTTTATCAAACTTAGTTACAGTTTGTTTAATACCGTTTTTAATAGTCCATTGTTTGCCACTTTCTTCCCAAACGTCTCCTTCTTGGTAATCTTGATGTTGTTTATTATATCCTACTTGAGTACCTGTAGCATCTCCTGATTTTTGAGAGATAATATTTCGCATTCTCTGAACATCACGTTTAGAGAATTCTTTTTTTAAGTTTGATTCACTCATAACAATTTTTTATTTATAACCCTAATTTTTTTAATTGTTGGATAGTATCAGCTGCGGATGTGTGATAAATTCCTACACCACCTGCTTCTTTCCATCTTTCAATATTGTCTTTTCTATCGTCTATTAGTATAGATTTTGGTGTAGCAAATTCTTGTTTACGTTCAGCTGAGCGTAAAACTAATTTAACACCAGGTAATTCTCTTTTTACCCAAACACGTTTACCTATTTTTGATGATTCTTCACGTGATGGAGCTGATAATAAAACTGGGTTGTATTGTTTAATATATTCCCATAGTTGTTTTCCATCAGGCATCCATTTTAGTTTAATCCAAAATGCAGCTCCTGCTTTAGATATAGGGCCCCAAAAATCAGCACTGCTTGCTACATGTTGTCCTTTAATATCTTGTCCAGTTAATTCTTCATATCCTTTTTCAAAATCAACTAACACACCATCCATGTCACAATATATTTTATGTGCTTCTTCTCCAACTCCTTCTTCAAATATTTCAGGTCTATACTTACCAAACTGTCTTAATAAAACACCTGCTGCGGCATTTGCTTCATTTTCTGCTTCTGAACCTGTTTTACCATCCTCAGCTCCTAAAGGACCTATTTCAGCTTGTTTACGATGTACTAATTCATGAGCTAATGTACGTAAAACATCAGCTGTTAATCTTGGTCCTTTTACCACTAATAAAGTGTCAGTACTTGGTTGATAAGAACCTAAAGCATGCATTTGTTTAGATACTTTTTCATCATCTGTGAAAGTGATTTTAGGTACTTGTTGTAACTCAAGAGCTTGAGCAGCAAAATCAATAAAATCAGCAATAAGATTATCTGATGTTTCTTCAGGTTGGTCTAATGATTCATCTAAACTTTTTTTCCACCATTTAATAGTAAACATATCTTCTTCTACATTAACTGGTATGTTATGTTTAGATAGATATTGTAATACTTGTGCTCGTTGGTTATCACTATCATCTAAACTTGGTATAACCATTCTTCTAGCTTGATCTCCAAAACTATATTGAGAGTATTCAAATGGAATTAAATTACTATTTAAGTAATTTTCAATTTTTGGAGTTAAATGATAAGGTATTTTTAATACTAAATCTTTACCTGGTGTTATATTATCATCACTATCAACAGGTAAATCTTCTGATTCGGGTTTATATGTTAGTGGGTCTTGTTCTTGTAATTGACCAACATTTAAAACAGGAATACCTAATATTTTTAATATATCATCAAATTGTCCTTTCTGAATTATTACTTCAGGAAAACATCCTTTAAGTGTTTCTAAAGTATTCAAATATGCGTTTCTTGCTTTAGAATATTCTGTTGAATTTTTATCAGATATTGAACGTAAAGCAAGTACTGATTGTTTCAATTGAGTAATTAGGTTACGAACATCAGTTCCTGATAATCTCTTACCTTGAGTAACTACTTTTTCTTCAATTGATAATGGTTTTATTCTAGTACCAAATGCTTTAGTTAATGAATCAAAATAGGATTGGTCTTCTCCACCTTCAGGAGTACCAGCTACATATGCTTGTAATTCTAAATCACCATCCATTATAGAGAAAATATCTTTAATTGGAGCTGGGTTAGTAGCTATTTTAACTTCTACTTTAGCCATTGGTGAAGCAGCTAAATATAAATCCCAAATACGTTTACTTTGTTCTTTAGTTATACCATCACGAGTTTTATGTCCAATTAAAACTATTACTTTAGTAATATACGGGCGAGCAGCTAAATCCTTAACTACTTCATAATGTCCCTCATGTGGTGGTTTAAAACCTCCTGGATAAAAACAAATAGCTGAAGTTGATTTTTGGTCATCGTCTTCAGTTAATTCATTTAGTATTGTATTTAAATCTATCATTTAATAAATGCCTTTATTTTAGCCACAGCTGTCGCAGCTGGAGTGAATTTTGGTTTTTGTTGAAGTGCTAATTCAATGTCTTTATTTAATTTTTCAATATCCGCTTTTGCTTTTTCTAATTCTTCAGGTGTTTTTGGTTTACCTTTAGCCTTAGATGTGTCGAAAAATCTACGCTTTATTTCTTGGGGATCAAAGCTTTTATCAGCATCTTTTGGATCGTTATTTATAACAACTAAATTGTCACCAAATGCTTTAGCATATATTTCGTCATTGTAATTAATATCTCTCCATGTTCTTAAAACAATACCTGGCATTAATGAGCGGTCTCTATTAGCATTACGTTCAAGTGATGTTACAGGTGAAACCCATATCATTACCATCATTGTTTCATAGCCTAAAGCCTCTAATTCTGCCTTTTTCTTAAGTAAAGGTTTAGAAGCTGCACCTGTTCCATCAATAATAATGTCGTGTAAATTACTGAGTGCGTCAGCGTATTTTTCTTTAGTAGCTTTTTGCGCTTGTCCCATTAATTTAGCGGCTTGAGACAATTGGTCAGCATCAAAATCTTTTTGTTTCATACCTAATCCAGATGCTTTAAGCAATTCTTCATAAGTATCGTCAATATTTAAGACACGAAATTTAGATAATGGTAATGATTTCGCGATAAACGACTTACCAGCCCCAGCAGGACCTGCTAAAAATATCGCTTGTGGTGTATTACTTGTTTCTTTTATTCTAATTTTCATGCTATCGATAAATATTAACTATCTTTCCTTGGGCGTCCGCGTTTTCCGCCTGTCTTAACGTAAACAATTGATTTCTTTAATGTTGGGTCCATTTTTGGACGACCACGTTTACCACCTGTTTTAACGTATACTGTAGGTTCTTTTTTAAGAGATGGATCCATTTTTGGACGACCACGTTTACCTGTACTTTTACTTGTACGTATTTTTTCAGCTTTTGCTTTACGTTTAAAGTATCTAGGATGTATAATTAATGAGTCAGTATGAAATGCTCTACTAGCACCTGTAGTATCAGTACATTCATATCCACCACCTTTCCAACCTGGAGTTCCGTCTGGGTGGTATTTTTTGAAGTAGAATTTGTTACCGTTATCATTTTCATAATATTGGGCAGGTAATACTTCAATACCTTCAGTAAAATTCAGGTATTCTTGTTCATTAACTTCTACCACATATGCTTTACGTGGATAGATAGGTGCTTCTACTTCAATTACTTTCATAATTCTTATTTAATAATTTTAACAATATTTTCAATAAATTTCTCAATCTTAGTTTCGTCAGCTTTTGTAGCTTTACTCGCCCAATTTAATGTACAAGTTGATTGTTGTGAGCGACTATATTCAATTGAATCGTCTATAGTTTTAGCTTCGGGTTTAATAAATGTCACACGACCTCCAAAACCATCATCTTCAACCATATAACCTAAAGATTCAGCAAATTCAAACACAGCCTTATTAACGGCTTTTCTAATTTCAGACTTATTCATAACTTTTATTTTATATATTTTACAGCAATTCTATATTCATTACCTTCCTCCTCTGTCATTTGACCAAATAACACATATAATTGACATTCTTTCTCATACAATTCATTAAACATTGGGTCTTCAGCGTCCATATTTTCTAATGGAAGTGTTTCAATAAATAAATCCACCGCTTCTTGTACTAATTGTTCGTTTACCATAACTTTTATTTCTTATTATATAATAAATTTAGTGAAAAAATCGCGGTCAATCAATCTTAATAACCGCGTTCCATTTCAAATTGACGTTTTTCGTGGTCAACCTCACTATATACGTCTAAATTTAGATACGTATTATTCCACGTATTATGAAATAAAAACTGCTTAACCCATCCTGGATTAATAGAGTTAATACTGTCACGCTCTTCCGCGGTCAAACAAACTTTATTCATTAATTCTTGTGTGTTCATATCTTTCATTTCTTATTATATAATAAATTTAGCATAGTAGTCGCGGTCAATAAAGAAAGCGGTTCGGAATTAACCGAACCGCCTCTATACAGTATGAATTTTATTAATCTATTTTAACCGAAATAGGTAAAGTTTCTGTACTTGGTTTTGCGTCAGGATTTTCAAGTTTGTATATGTCGTATACTTTAAGAAACATACTAAAATTGTCTTCCATGTTCTCAATAACTTTTAGTTCCCATCCTTTACCTTGTATTTTATCTTTTTTCTCACCACGTGTGTTTGCTTTTAACCACAAAATAGCTATTCCTTCTACATGTTCATTATGAGTTTCATTCCATGCTTTAGCATAAGCGGCTAATTGTAAATTGTATGATGTATGAACTGAATTAGATGTTTTAATATCTATCAACCATAATTTACCATCAATACGACAAATGATATCTGTTGTACCCGCGTATTGATGTTCGTCTGAAAATAAATGATATTCGGTTGCTATTAATTCTGGTTTTGTTTGTTTCCAAAACTCAGCAAATTTTAAAATCATTTTCCATACATCAAGCGAATAATTTACTTTGCCGTCTTGATTCATCCATGTTACTTCTTTACCTAACATAAGTTCCTCACAAGCATTATGTACTTGAGTACCTTCAGCAGCCGCTTTCGAGGCAATAATATCTGAATTATGTCCTACGTCTTTAAGCCAGTTATGAAAGAATTGATTTTTAGGGAAAAAGTTTAATATGCTAGTGATAGAAGGATAGTATTTACCATCTCGTCTATAAAAACGTTGGTCTAATACATTTACTTGTTTGTTATCTTGACTATATTCTACAATTCTTTTAATTTTAGGATCGTGAATAATATTTGAGTGTTTATCTATACTCATGCTAATTCTAGTTTTTTATAAATTAGTTGTCCGAGTGTTAATTGATTAGCATCATGAACTAATTTGGTGAATTTTTCGAAACCCATATCTGATGGGTCTTTATCTTGTAAGTCAACTAGATAAACGTCTTTACCTAAATTGAGAAGTTGTTCTGCATATCCTAGAGCATCTTTTAAGGCGTCCCTGTCCAAAGACACGTATACTGTTTTTACATTTGGTTGTACTAATTTTAGCATTAGTGCTTTAGGTATTGTTTTACCTAATAATGGTACTGCGTTACGTTTAATGGCAATAGCATCAAATATTCCTTCACATAATATAACAGGAACATCCCAATTTATGAAATATTCTAGTCCTATTAGTTCGTTTTTATTACATTTTGGTGCGTCATATTTTTTCTTAGAGTCAGGATTAATATCTCTGGCTATAAAATAATTTAATTCACCGTTAGCATCATATGATGGTACAATAATTCTGTTTGCATATCTGCCTTCTTCACAATAGCCTATATTATACTTCAATATATCCGCCTTATTGATACCTCGTTTTTTTAAATACATTAAAGCGTGTTTAGCGGCGATATCTGTGCGTGCGAGGTTAGTGAGTGGTTTATATTCTTTAGGTAATTCAACTTTTGTTTTGTCACTAACTACTTCTTCTTTTTGAGTAAACCCAAGTATTGATCTTAATTCAGATATTTTGTCAGGAACTGTCTTTATTTTCTTAAATAAACCTACTAATGTTTTGCCTTTAGCATTACATACCCAACAATGCCATGGATTTTCTCCTTTTAAATTAGGAACCATGTTCACTTCAAGTTTTAGTTTATGATGGTTACAGAAAGGACATTTGTAAGCGTAGTTATTACTACTTGTTTCTTTTCCTTTCCCTAACACACTATTAACCGTATGTAGTAAGGCTGCATTGATCATAACCGGTAATATAATGCATTATTCTTGAGTAGACAAATCTTTTCTATAGAACTTACCTAATATATTGTCGTTCATATATGAGTCATTTTCTAAAACATTAAATGCGAACAAATATTTTGTCTCATAGTATGTTAGTTCTTTTTTTGTCTTACATAAACGCAACACCATTCGTGTTAATTCATTTTTAGGTAATGATTTTACCTCAGTATTAGAACCATAATATGTTTTCCAATCGCTTTCTTTAATTACAGATTTTTTAGATGGACGTTTACCTCTAGTTACTGGTATTTCTGCTAATTCTTTTTTACCTAACTTTTTAGTTGTGGTGTGTTGAAATGCTTTTTTACCAATATAAGAACGATTTGACTTTGGATGCATTGTCAAATACACATAACCATAAAATTCTTCGATATTAAAATCGGGATCATTGATTAGATCCTCTACGTATAGAGGATTTTTTGTTTGAAACATAACTTATATTTTAACATACAGATCCACCACTGTTATTTTTATTACCGCTTACAGATACTCCACTAACAGGAATACCATTTACGCTAATTAATCTTACAGTTAAACCACTTGTAACAGCGCTACCGTTATTAACCACAGCGGTGGTTAAGAAATTTCTATTTGATGAGTTATAATTGAAAGTAATTTGGGTTGTCAAATTCCAAGTCATTGTACTTCCTACAGAGAAACAAGTAGAAGTAGCACTATTAGAAACACCAGCAGAGCTATTTGATAAAGTTAAATCCACTCTACCATTATATGTTACAGCTGTAGAATAACCACCAAAAACGGCTTGTATTACAACTACATCATCAGTATTAAAATCACCTCCTAATTGATAATTTGAAAGTACATTAGTTCCTGGGTCAGTTATAGTTAAAGTGTAATTTTCAGCAGGTGTTGAAGGTGTTACTGTAATTGATGGTGTTACTGTTACTGTTGGTGTTATAGAAGGAGTAACTGATATACTAGGAGTTGTACTAATAGTAGGAGTAATACTAGGTGTGGCACTAATAGTAGGAGTTACTGTTGGTGTAACAGTTGGAGTATTTGTTGGGGTTGGAGAAGGACTATTTGAAGGTACTTCTAGTGTTGGATATGGAGTTCTTGATGGTGATGGGGTTGGAGTGAAATAAGGTTTATTATTCCATTGAGTATCAAACTTCACTAAGAAAGTCATATCTGTGTTAGGAGATAATGGTGTTGGAACCGCCATTTTAGCTACCGCTAATAAATCTTGAGCATCATTATATAAACCAATTGTAGTAATATATGGTGAAAACTCTGACCCTGAAGTAGAGCCAGTAGCAAAATCTTTTAGTATTCCGTAGTATTCAGATCCTGTAACTTCATAAAAAGTCTGACTACCTGTATATGAACCACTTGTATATCTGTAAGGAACAAGCAATGCTTGAGACCCAGATAATAAAGTTGGATTATAACTTAAATTGAATTCATAATCCTTTATAGTACATTTAGCAAAATTCTCATAAACAACGTGGTTGTTTTTAAATTTTACTCTTGTAAGGTTTATATTTACGTTTCTAAAATTCATTTTAAATTATTATGGAGTCTGTTGACACAATGTTGTACAATTTTTAGTACCGGCTTGTGCTATATTAGTTATTAAATTATAAGATGGAGATCCTGGAGTGACTATAGAGAATATATAATCATTAGCAAAGTCATAATAGAATTTACCATCGTTATAAGCTAAAGCTGTTGGGTTAGCAATATTTAATGTTTCTACATAAGAACAATAGTCACCATTACATTCATATCTATCTGCTACATAATAATTATATACTATCGCGTTTGTAGGTGTTATACTAGGGGTTGGAGTAATACTTGGTGTTTTACTAATTGTAGGTGTAACACTTGGAGTAACAGAAACACTAGGTGATAAACTTAATGCTGGTGGGCTAGTTGATACACTTGGTGTGACAGTTGGAGTAACAGTTGGAGTTACACTAATTGTAGGTGTAACACTTGGGGTTTGTGAGGGTGACATTGATGGTAACGGACAATAAGTAGTATCGTAAGTAGGTTCAATGTAATCAGGATCACCAACACTATTTACTTTAGTGACGCCTGTAGCTACACTATTATGTACATAGTATTGTTCTAGATTTGTATATGCTTTATATCCTGTATTCCTCATTTTTTATACATATTTTATACGAAAGTGGTTGATACTACATTACTAGTGCCTCTACATGATGTTCCACTACATCCACAATTATATCCAGTACTTTCAAATGATTGAGTTTCACCTATATTAAAGGCACAATCAGCGTATCCTGAATCATCAAATGTGATTCTAACTGTTCCGTTTATTGTAGCTGCGGAAGCAAATGTTACATACCATGTTTGAACTGTTTCGTAGTTTCCTGGGTCGCTATAACATTCTCCACTCACATTATCAACATTAAATACTCCTGTCACTGTTGGATAATCTGGTGTTGGATTTGAAGTTGATGGTGTTGGAGTTGGAGAGGGAGATAATGATGGAGCTGGACCACCTGAACATGATGGATCTATACAGTTTGGTACAGGTGTAGCATTATCTAAATCCCAATCGTATGATGGTTGATCTGGCAATCCATCACATTGAATAGTCGCGCAGCTTCCTGCGTTGTAGTATGTTCCGCTTAATCCATAAGTAGCACTTCTACCAATTATAGCACATTCTGAACCGCCTCCGCCACAAGCAGTCAATCCATAATAATAATAATTATATACTGGTGTTGTTGTAGGGGTTGGTGTTACCGTAGGAGTTGGTGTAATGCTTATTGATGGGGTTGATGTTATAGTAGGTGTAACAGTTGGTGTTGGTGTTATTGTTTGAGTAGGTGTAAGACTTAAGTTTGGTGAAGCAGTTATTGATGGTGTTACACTAATTGTAACACTTGGAGTTACACTTACTGAAGGAGTCACTGTTGGAGTAACACTTGGTGTTGCACTAACTGTAGGTGTTGGAGAAGGAGATGCTTGAATACAATAAGGATCAGCTCCTCTCCATGATGTAGCTAATATACTATCAGGTACAACAGTTAAAATAGCAATATTTTGTTCGTAAAATATATTACCAACTTGAGAACCATATGTTAATACAGTTCCAATAGATGAACTTACATCACTTCCACTATAAAGTAAATTATAATTTCCATCATCATATATCTTTAATGCGGCTGAACCTGTAGCGAAATATGCTTCAAAAGTAGTAGGTAATATTTTTTCACTAGTTAAACTTTTAGGTATGTTTAAAACATAGATATAAGCGTTAGCTCCAGTTGGAAAATATTTTACCGTATTTGAGTTACCTAATTCAATATGTCCTCTAAAATATGATGATGTAGTTAAAGTACCATCATTAAGTAATGTATTTAATTTTGATGATATATTAATATATCTAGGTAAGAAATTAGGATAATAAGTTAAATTAACAGAATCATAAACTAATCTATCATATTGATTATTAGAAATATATTCTGAAGTAGGATTAAATGTAGATCCACTATGATTAATTCCTACAAGTACGTTAATTCTATTAGCAGCAAAAGACTCTGAGGTGATATCCCAGCTTTTGTTTGCTGTATATGGTACTACAAAAGTATCAGATACATTAAGTCTTTTATACACATTTGCTGACATGGGCGTAACATTAGAAGTCTAATTTAACTCTTAATAATAATTCTTTAGTATAATCTTTTACTAATGGTTTATTTAATTTAGCTACTGCCAATAAATCACCACTATTATTATATAAACCTACAGTTGTAATAAACGTTTGAGGGTTATATACTAGTTGAGTATAAAGTAAATTACCGTTTGAATCAATTACTGTTGGGTTAGTTGTATAGTTAAATTCACCGTTTTTAACACGAGTGAAGAAATAACGTGATGAAATAGTTTCATAACTTTGTAAACCAAATGAAGGTGAAGCAGGTATAGTAGCTATCATATCATATATCATTCTATTATTAATGTTATAAGAAGCGATTGCTGAAAAGAAAGTAGCTGCTTGAGATGAACTATATTCATTGAATACAGCACCTATACCACCTAATGCTCCTGCTGGTAAAGCTAAAGCTCTTGGGTTTAAAATAATTAAACCTTCATCAGGAATCATCATACCATAAGAACCACTAACTGTGTAGTTAGAAGAAGATGGTGTACTTAATCCTGTATTTGTATTATAAGAACCACTTAATAATTGATAAACACGAGATGTACCAATATAAGTAGAAGTTGTTGTTACTGTAGAATCATCTACTAAACCGATTTGGCTAGAACCACTCTTTAAAGTTAAATAAAATGAACCTGGGTTGAATGATTCTTTAAAACGAGATCTAGCTACAGATATAATAATAATATCTTTTGATCCAGATGCGTTATTTGAACCAAAAGTAAATGCTGCATTTTCATCACCAAAAATTAATGATCTAAATTGACCATAAACATCTCTTGTTGGAGTTTTTGATGGTACTAAAGCATTAAAATAAGCTGAACCTGAACCGGCATAATGACCATAAGCTATTGAGAATTGAGTCTCAGCAGATTGTGTAGTAGCAGGGTTAACAGAATACACGTTAAGGAAAAATTTACCTTGACTTGTAGCTTGTTCTTGGTTTGACCAACTATAATAAGTGGTTAAGTTAGTGATATTATTACTCCACATAGGAGCTACTATAGCATCAGAGCTAAGTACTTGGTCATCACTTGCGTATGTTCCGAAAGACATATTTTAATTAGGTTTTAATTAATGTTAAAGGTATAGTAAATCTAGCTCCACTATCTCTACCCATCACTGTTATTGTTGTAGAAATTGATGCACCTGGAAGAGCACTTGTTGGGAACAAAGTATTAATTGTTGTTGCAATTAAACTAAATGAAGTACCAACTTGAGTAACTGATAGACTAGCTCCACTTGCGTTTGGAGTAGGTGCAGTAATACTCAATCCTGTTGTATCAATACCAGTACCAGTGAATGTACTTAAGAATCTTGAGTCTCCCACAGTCATTAAATAACCTGATGGTTCAAAAGTTGAAACAGCACCTAAGTAGTTTAATGTTTGAGGCGTAATGTTAACTGATGCTGCTTGTCGTAATGAAACAGCTGTGTATCCTAAGTTTAATACAGGTAATTTACTTGTACCACGACTAAGTGTAACTAGTTTATACTTCATGATCTGTGTCTCATCTACAAATGCTTCTAATAAAGGCATTGATTCAATTGCTTCTCCGAAGAAAGCAGAACCTGAAGGATGGTTTGGGTTATAAAGGGTATAGTCAACTTCATCATCGGCTAATGCGAATTGAGTTATTTGAAAAGACCCGTCATTACGAGCTAACAATTCACGACCCTTTTTTGTTAGGACCGCGTCAATTGTTACATATTGGTTATTTAAATACGCCATTTGTTAATGTTGTTTTATATAAATATATTATTGTTTCAGAACTGTACTAAATATCTTACTCTTCAATTCACTTACTATGTTTCCTACATTTTCATCAATATCACGACGTAAATCAATGTTTTTAGCAATACCGGCTGATGTTTGACCTTCTCTTTTTTCATGTAGGATAACCACATTTGTTTCATCTATTATTTTTCTTGAAAATACATATCTTTCAATTTTGTAAGCAGTACTAGATGTCATCGCGTTTTGCACTTCTCTATCTAATTTAAATGCTATAACAGATCCAGTAGTGTATGCTTCAATAATAGTATATTCATTTTCAGGTCTAAATCTAGTTGTAATAGAACCTGTGTCATGTTCATTTGTAAAACGTATAAGATCTCCTACTCCTATTTGAAAATTATAATCAAGAGGACAAAAAGAATTATATAGTGTTTGTGTAGTACCTATAGTTTTATTAGATGATATTACACTACCTGAAAAATAAAATCCATACGGATAAAGTTCAGACATTAACGCTGAGCAAGATACTATACGTTTATCTGATGAATTCACTGTTAATTGAGGTGTAGTATCTGTTTTCACATATTCAACTCCAGGATCGATACCATTAGTTGGTGTAACCTTGAATGGAGTTATGTTATTAATTTGATTAGATGAATCATGTCTAAAGTGTCCTTTATAGTTTGGAGAACCATCAGGATTTTTAGCTGGTATGACTACATCTAAAAGAACATGACCTCCATTAAATAAGCCTATAGTAGCATTTACGCCTAAATCAATATAGATTTGAACAGTAATATCAAAAGCTAAATATCCAGAAGCGGGAGAGCCATTTGGGTAGTATTCAACATCTCCTTCAACACTTATTTCTCTTCCACTCCATGTCAACCAACTTCTTTCTCTTCTATTAATTATTCTATAATTTGATGGTTTTAAATATCCTTCTGTAGAATATCCTGTTGGGATTGAATATTGTGCTCCATTTGATCCTGTAGTAGAATTATCCGCTCTCCATAATGTAGGATAGTATTTAATTCCACTAGCAAATATAGTATGGTTACCGTCTAATGATTTTTGATGGGATGGAGATTGATTATCAAATAAAGATACATTTAATGTTTCTTGTGGTTTAAATATACTTTGAACTCTATAAAGATCATAATGTTGAGAGTCAATTACAGTGTCATAATTACGTTGGAATAATTCATTTAATGATCCACTTCCGTCAATTAAGTATTTTAAATATAAATTAGTTCGTTCAGGAGCTCCTATTAATTGAGAACCTGTACATACAGCTTCTGCAAAATAACCAAAATAAATTGAATTATCATCAATAGTAGCATTTTTACCTAATGGTCTATTTAAACCAAATTTATAATCATCTTGATTACCAAAATTAAAATTAATACTTGTTGTATTAGAACCAAAATATCTTGGTCTAGCATGACGAGCATAATCATAAGTGAAATCTTGTATAGAACTTGGTTCGTATGCTTCAATTAATTTACTTCCACTATTAATCCAAGTTATTTTTTGTCTTATATTTGATATATAAGATGAAGTATTAACATTATTAAATAATGGATTGTATGAGTAATTCCATATTGAACTTGAAACTGAACTTGTATTGTTTTGATCAAAACGATTATAAGGATTTTTATTTCCTGATATGAATATTTTATGATAATCAATTGATGAACTAGGTAATTCTCCAGTGAAGAAATCTCTAGCATCAGATGTTATAGTAACATCTCCCGCGTTTCCTTTATATGTTATTGGGTATACTGATTGGCTATAGTTACCACCATTACTAGCACTTATAAATGCTGTATCAATTGTGCCTTCAATCTCAAAGTGAGTAAATGTAGGTTCACTTCTATATATAACAGGTCTTTCAAGCAAATGTGGTTTAATAACAATACCTGAAGATAAATTAGTTCTAGCAGGGGTAAAATCTTTAAGTGTTCTAAATAATGAATTATGGAAGAACTCAATTAAACGAATATAATCTTTATAATTATACTTGTTAGTAAATTTCTTAAAGAACTCATTTTGTAATGGTTGTAATTGGGAATATGAACCTGTAGCAGGATTACCAATAATATCATCTATACTATAAGATGAACCAAACGCTGCTATAATAGCTCTATCTATCTCATCTTGAGGTGATAAACTAGAGTCTAATAAATGTATATCTTTTGTTGTTGGAATTAATTCTGGAGATTGAATACTTCTGATAGCACTTAATGTTGTTCCAAAATTGCTTCCGCTTATTATTCTAATTTTATCATTAACAGGATTAGCATATCCTGAATTAGCCGCATCAGCATAATATGTTTCAGTAAATGAAGTATAATTATTTTGATTTGGAAAATTAGTAAATGTAGCTGTTAATATTTGTGTCTTTTGATCAGGATGTGTTGAATTAACACTACTTGTCAAACTATGGTTGTATGTATATAGATTATTACCTAAGGTAAATCTAGACATTAAATCTGAGAATGATGAAGAATAAGTATTACCTTCAATTGATTCAGGATTTAGCACATGTGAATCAAATGTAGATTGAGACACATAATTAGACCATAATCTTATTTCTTGTAATGAGCCTGAGAATGGGTAAGAGCCTCCTCCAAATGTCATAGCTCCTTGTGTGTACCATAATGAGTTAGAAGCAGCGGTTGCTGTTGTTAAACTAGCACTTGCTACGTGTCCTATTTCTCCCCAAACATTATTTTTAATATAAACATCATATGTTTGAGAAGTAGATGTTTGTCCTATTCTTAAGTCAGGTGTTCTTCTTTGTATTAAAACATTATACCAATCATTTTCAGTATCTGAGCCTGTTGTAAATACAGGAACTGTAGATGAGGTAACTACTGTTGTACCTAATTTAAATTGTAAATATCCAAAATTACCTATAGTACCACTATATATAGAGTTATTAGATCCTGTGTTTGTATATAAAACATTAAGGCTTAAATTAGAACCACTATAAAATAATGATTGAGTAGTAGTATATGATGGAGATGCTTTAAATCTAAATTCAATACCATTAGGTGCTATATCTGAATATCCTGTTCTAGTTTTACTTTGTGAAGCGTAGTTCCAAGGTATACTAATAGCGTTAGAACCTGATGATTTTAAAGCATAAGTAAATCTATTGTATTCATATTCAAATGAAGATGTTATTTTATCTACACCACCATACTCAGTATAACCCATAATTGTGTCAGGAATACCGAATATAGTATTTAAATATTGTACAAAACGAGTTGTACCTTTAGATTTTAAAAGTAAAGGTAAATTATGATATATACGTTTGTAAACTTCTTTTTGTTGGTCTTGTCCAGATGTTTGATAATTAGAAGCGCTAATTAAGGTTTCATATGAACCTGTCATAGGTTTATAAGTACCATCAGCGCTAATACCATACAAATATTGGAATACTTCTTTACCATCTTGATCAGTATAAACATTAATACCTAAAGATTGTAAAGCAAAATATACTAAATCCTTAGATATACCTTGGTCTAAAGCGTTTTTAGCTTGATATAAATCAGTTATAGCTTTAATATGAATCCAAATATCATCAAACATTTGTCCAACTGAAGCTACAAATTGAAATGCTAATTCATTATCTGTATTCTCAGCTATATAACCTGGTAATGTGTATAGTAAATAGTTTTGATTATTTTCATCATATAATGAAGCAGAATCATAATTGCCATTATACCAAGTTATAGCTTGTGATGCTGTAACAGAATAATTTATATATGGTTTAGTAGAGTTTTGTTTTGGCCAAGCATAAGTACCGGATGTATAATACAAGTATTGCTCATAGCCATCAAAACTTTGAATTATTTTATTTATACTAGTTTGATATCTTTCTGCTTCTAAATTAGAAACAGGAGATGGACTAGCTGCTGCTGAAGAACTAAGTGAAGAAGTTGTTTCTATATTTTGTAATTTCCATTTGAAACCTTCTAATCTACGAGCGGCGGATGAGTAATGAACAAATTCTTCATAATCAGTATAATCAACATTAAGAGCAAAATTAGAGGCACTTAATTGTCCTAATAATTTTTGTAATGGAGCAAATGAAGCTTGAGAAGTTGTTATCTCATTAAAGTTATAATATGGAGTAGGTCCTACTCTTAAATTATCTAAATCTAAATCAAAGTTAGGACCACGTAATGTAGGAAATGTAGTCTTAACAGGATCAGGAGAAATAGCAGCTGAAAATTTCTGTGGGTTAGATATTTCATCAACTACATTTAATAAATCATTTACGTTATATTTGATAGGTAAAGGATCTAATAATTTTATTAATACAGTAGGAGAAGATTTATTAAAATCTAAAGCAATATTAACGGCTGTTATTAATTGATTTCTACCAAAATTTAAGTAGAATTCTTTAAAATAAGAGGAGTTTTTTAATGATGAAATAAATTCATTAGCATTATTTACAAGTTCATCACTAGTAATATTATTAGTAGTTAATCTAATTTCAGTTCTATCACCTGATATTTCACTAATGAATAATCCTAAGTTATAATCCTTAACAATAACAGGTCTTAAAATATTATAAGTTAAATTATACTTACCAGATTGTATACCTATATTCTTTAGATCTTGAGTTGGATCAAAAGTTAATTCTTGTATTGAAGAAGTAGACTGAAAATTACCAGGAATGGTATATCCAGTAAATGGAGTTAATGAATATACAACTTTACCTGATGGGTCTGATATATGTAACTCGACATAGTCCCCAACGGAACCAAAATTACGAGTCATATCTCTAGTCACAACTAACTGTGAAGCCGATCCTGTAAGGATATTATTGTTGGATGGTATTTTTTTTACTTCAATCATTGTTATATTTCTGTTCCTAGGTTAATTTGAGAAGATAATACTATTTGATTTTTTAAATCAATATTTTCTTCTCTTAAATAAGTAATTTCACTTTGTAAAACATCTAGTGATAAACCTAAATAGTCTAAACTTCTAGTAGCTAAAGCTAAATGTGATTCTTCTGAGCCGCTTGGAGGTATTTGATAAAATAACTCATCGTATTCATTAAAAAATTTATTTACAGTAACTGTTTTTTCTGGTGGGGTTGTTGCTCGTTTGCTGTTGGCAAGTTGAGTGAAGTCAGTATCAACAACTTTATTAAAAGTAGCAGTGCTATAAATAGTTTTTTGTATCTTTACTTGTTCAGCCATTAGTTAACTGTTTGTAAAACTTTAAAATAATAATCGTCATCAAAAATATAAGTACCACCATCAATGATAGACTTAATTTGTATTTTATAATAACGTTCAGGTTCTAATCCAGCCATATGTAATCTAAAATAACTACTAGTTGTGTCATTACTTAATTTAGTAGCTACATTATCAAAATCAACAATTTTAACATTTGAATTCATGTCTATAATTGAATAATAAGATGCTGTAGGCAATAGTTTATTATATGGATATAATGATGTTTGTGAGTAAACTCTAGCAGGATATTTTTCTCTAGCATACACTCTAAACTTCACATATTCTGTTTCATAAAACATACTCTTGTTATTAGCAAGAGCAATGTTTATTTCTTCATTAGGAACATATGGGGTTGAGCCCGGGTTGAATGTACTATCATCCCATTTAAACTCCAAGCAAGGTGGATAAATAGTGTTAGTATCTCTAGAAAAGAAATTAAATGTATATTTGTAACTATAATCAAACTCAATGCTACCTGTATTTTTAATTAAGAAGCCGTTATTAGTAATAACACTTCCTGTCCACCATCCTACAAATTGAGTAACATCAACATTAATATCTTTAGTTGAAAAATAATCAAATGATTGAGTAACAGAAGCTGTGTACCAGTTAGCACCGCCTTCATCTCTTGTGAAGTATGATGATGTAATACCTGATGGTAGACTAGTTATAGTCCAAGCATCTGTTTGATTTGGATTTCTATATGTCCAACTAGCCCCATCACTTGATTCAGGAAGATTATTAAAACGTCCTGTACCCATAGCCCAACTTTGATATACAGGATGCACCTCAATATCAAAATTAGTAGGAATACCTTCAACGTGAGCGTTGTATAATTTTAAGGACGCAGTAAAATTAGGTCCTGATTTAGAAACAGCATCAGCTATATCAGTATTATCAAATTTAATTAATATACGACTAGTTGATGATGATGCAAATTGGTATGGAGCATTTTTAGATAAATCTAAAATTGAATCCAACCCTGCATTCAGAGTTTTATAATCTGTATAGATTGTTGTATCCTGTGAAGGAAATATTTTGTAAACACCCATTTATATTAGTATTATTCTAGTATAAATATGGAATGTTTATAGAGATTAAGCTAGTAAGGCGTGGTATTCTTTAAAATGCTTAATACGATCAGGCAATCCAATAGTACCTCCATTAACACGCTTTGTAATTTTAGTTACAACCGCGTCAGTAGCACCTTCATCAGCCATTTTATGTAAACCATTCTTATTAAAGAACCAAGCAGCTGATAACAAAGCATATTTGTCAGCCACTACTTGTGGGTTAGCGCAAATATCTTCATTAATTGATTTGCCAAATGCTGTATAGTTATCTTTACCTGTTAACTGTATATAACCACGACCACAATATTTTGCACCGTCTCCAGATGATTCAGGGCCGTTACCCATTCTACCTCCATACACTTTATTAGCAATTTTCTCAGGTTGTCTAGCATATGATGCGGCTGCGGCTTCTGTTGGGAAATATTTTTTAAATGTACCTGCTAATCCTTTAGCACTATAGTTTAAATTTTCTTTAGTTAATCTAAATCCACCTGATTCGTGGCCACATTGGGCTAAAAAATGTGCTAAACGTAATGGAGTATTAATTTGGAATTTATCCATTACTCCTGGGATTTGATCGATTACTTTATCAGGAACATGTCCTTTTAATTTACTTAAGTCCATAATTTTAATTTTTAGTAGGTTACAACGCGACCATAAATATCTGAATCTGGATATCTTACTTCAAAAATCATTGGGTCTATAGATGGATATACAACACCTTGTTTAGTTGCTGATGTTATATCATACCCAAATGGAGAGTAGTTACCGCCTGCTAAGTTATCAATAGTTACTTTAATTACTGATTGAACACCCTTAACAGCACCTATTAAATTGTAAATATCTGAGTATATAATTGGTTGGTTGATTTGCCATTTAGCTATATCAAAATATGTTTTTAACTCATTGATACATTTAGTTAATATTTCTTGAGAGTTATAGGCTGGTAGTACAGTTATATCAAAATTGACTTTAATATTAGCGTAATATGCATCTTTAATTAAAACAGCGTCACTCATCATTTTTTCATATGATAAGTATGTTTTTAAGTTTTGCTTAATAACATTAGCGGCTGTTGTTATTTTACCATTTATATCATTTGATAAAACATAAATAGAAATTGCTAATGGATTACTAGTAACAAAATTTTGTTTATCAGTATCGTTAGCTACTAAATAATCTTGTGTTACATAAGCTTTACTTATATAACCATATTTAGCAGGTAAAGATAAAGTACGAACTAAATAGTCAGCTTTAGTAACATTTCTATTTTGAGTAGGAAAATTAGCTAATGCTTGTAAACGAATTTGTTCAGTAGTTTCTCCAGGTCCACCTCCAGATGATGGGGATGGATTGTTAAATCTAACAGAACCACTTACTATATTAAGTATAGCAGGATCTAAATTATAAGAATTATAAGATATATTAATACTATTATTTAAACCTATATCGCCTGATGGTAAATTAGATTTTATACCACCACCAACTAAATAAGTTATAGTTAATGTTGTATTTGAAGGAGCAATACCATATTCAGCAGTATACATAAAATTTGATGGATCATAAGCCATATTCATTTTACTTATACCATCTACTAAACCTAAACCTACATTATCAGGATTAGGAATAATAGTTTCATCTGATGTGGATAAAACACCGCTACCAAATTCTAATCTTAAGTTATTATCATCATCAAAACGAGTTACAAAACGTCTTTGTACTTTTTTTAGACGTAATAAAAAACGAGCGTTATCATCTTGAGTATAATAGTTAGGTTCATTAATTGGTAAATTAAGAGACTCATCAAATACAGTATCCTGAGCTAGATAAGGAACTTCATACCATGTATTATTATCACTGTCTGTAACATTTAATATTTGAATGATATTACTATCACTTATAGTTACGGATTGGAATTGCTGAGGAGTTGTAAATGTAAATTCAGCTGTTTTAATTTGTCCTGATACTGCTTCAACTTGTTTTTTAACTAAGTAATATTGAGGATGATTTGTTGAAGTATAGTATTGATATGGTGTTATTTCAGTCTTATCAAATGATGAAGAAAAATTAAAATCAACCGTATCCTGAGTGATAAAATTAATATCAGGATTTGATATAGATTTAATTGATGAGTTTTTGCCTACTTTAACAGTATATCTATAGTCAGGATTATAGTTAGGAGCACCATTAGATGGTATTAATTGAAATACATCTAATAATACTGATGATGCTGTAGTTACTTTAGGACGATAACCTAAAGCATAAGCTAAAGCAATAATATTTTTTCTCTCTTGAGCGTATAATAATAATGTTTCTTGTAACTGAGTATCAGTGTAAAATGATAATACATCACCTACATAAGCAGCCATTTCCATGAACATATTACCTGGAGCTGAAGGACTGAAGTCCATGTAGCTATTTTGGAAATAGGTTTTAGCATAATTAATTAAGTCTTGCTTTAACGTAGTAAAGTCTTTATCAAAATATTTTATATCAGGTACGTTTGCCATTATTATTTAGTTAAGTTATCTGTTGAAACGTTAATAGTTAAAGTATCATCTTGATTATTAATTGAATAATCTAAAGATATATTTATCGCATTTTCGTCTGGGTATGGGGTTATACCTATGTTTTTTATTATTATATTTGGAACATAGGCATATATTTCTTGTTCTAGTCTAGCCGCTACACTATCAAATCCTGTTGTTTGTTCAAATAATGATGCTCTTAAATCACCACCAAAATTGGGATTGAACATGCGTTCACCTTTATTAGTTAATATATAATTAATTAAGTTAGATTTAACTTGTTCTTTAGTTGTTATTGTTGTATTAAAAACATTATCACCGTTATTAAAAAGGACACTAATACCTATACCTTTAGCTTGGCCTATGTCTTGAGGGTTAACTTTATATGTTTGTCTTTTTAACATTAGATTTGTCCTTCTTGTTTCATTTTACTCATTAAAGCTGTAAAGTCAGGTACAACATCAATTCTAACAGCGTTGATATCTCCTGCTGGTCTTGTACTAGCTAGCATTTGGTCTACGCTTTCTACCACCATTGATTCATTTCCTCCAAATCCCATAACATCGTTTGATTTCATATCTGCTACACTTCTCCACTCACCAGCATTAGCTGTTTCATTTAGAATATCATTTAATACGTTGTTACTAGAAAAATTCATAGATTTTGAAGGCTGTGTAGGTTTGGCAGGTCGTATTGATTCGACCATGGAATTTTTAATAGCCGGTTTTTTGGACTCTGCCACTACCGGTTTAGGGGTTGGTGCCTCAAGTAATAATCCTAGCTCTTCCCTTACAACAGCTTGTACTTCTTCACGTACGACTTTTCTTAATAATTTTACGAATGTATCCGCTTTCATGTTTATAAATATTTTATTATCCTAATATTTGTTTAATTTCATCAACTAATTGATCAGCTCCGCGTGTTTTACTAGGAGCTGTTTTTGTTACTGGTAAGTTACTTATTTTATCATATGCTGTAACTTGTAATAATCCGTTAGGTAAAGTTATAGTTTTAATAGTATATTGTTTACCATTCATATCTTCATAATCTTCTTCTAAATTAGCACTTTCTGTTGTTGTTGGTGCTGTGTATTCTGGTTCTACTATGGCTGAATAATCAGGTAATTCATTGATGATGATATTGAATTTGTCTAGTTTTTCTTTAAGTTTATCAATCATTTTCTTAAATATACCTAATATACCACTAATAACAGTTGCCATTAATAGATAATCATCTACTTTTTTTTCTAATACATTTATTATAGGATCAACTTTTGCTTTGAATGCTATATATTCAGCCAGGGCTGGTTTTGATTCTGTTGGGAGTGCAGCTTCTGCTGCTGCTTTTATTTCTAGTTTTTTAAGTTTAACTTTTAATAAAACAATATATAATTTAAGAGCGACTAGACCTGCTCTAATTATTTTAAGTAAAGTAACTAAAGTATCAATTATAGTTTTTATAGTACTAATTACTTTTTTTATACTATCTACTTGACGTTTAAAATTTCTAACAGTTTTTGTAAAGGCACTATTTTTATCTCTAGGAGTGAATATTATTGTACCATCAACTACTTCAACAGTACCATATTTACTTAATTTCTTTTTAACTTCTCTAGTAAGTTTTTCTATTAAATAATTTGCTACTTTTTCTGCGTTAATAAACTTCATTAAAATAGGTATAGCAGCTGCGGCTAGTATATTTTTAACATCAGCTGAGCTTAAACTATTTTGACTTTTTAAAAATCCTTTAGCATCCTTAGCTTTATTAAATTCTCTTCTAGCTTTATTAGCAGTAGATTTTGCTTTGTCTAATTTATCCTTAGAATCTTCATACTTCTTTTTAGCTTGGATAGCAGCCTGTTCTGCTAATGCTTTTGCTTGAGCTGGATCTATATTTGTAGGAAGTGATAAAGCCATTATATTGTGAATGATTTAGTTGATTTAAAATTGTCTAATTGTTCCTTTATATTTTGTAATCGTCCTTGCAAAAATTTAGGAGGTAAAAATGCTAAAGAAGGAGTAGGTGCTAATATCGCTACCATATTACTATATTCAGATAATGCTTCCATTAAAGAACTTAATATTTTATCTAATTCTTCTCCTTTAACTATTGGTTCTACAATACCGTATCTTTCTAAACCCAACTGCATTTTAGGGGCGTTAACTAAAAACATATTTTCTTCATTATCACTATCAATACTACCAACGTCAATAGTTACTTTATCACCTGCTGCTAGATTAATATAGCGTTTAGCGTTAACATATACATCATTGATTTTAGCATTAAAGACTAAACGTCCTGATGCTAATTGAATTTGTTCTCCTCTGTATGTTTTAATATCGTTGTATGCCATTATTTTATTCTATTACTTACATGTAAGTGGTTATAGTGGTTGCCGCCTGTATTTGTTTGCCATAATACTGCTTTATCATATCCAGATTCAGAGTTCCATTTATACCCCATTTGTACTAAAGCGTCTTTTAATTTATAACCTAATTCTCTAAATTTAGCATTACCATTACTAGCATCAGTAGCACCACCAGCTCCAATACCATCTATAATAGCAACGTCAACACCTGTACCATCCATATGTCGACTTGTATTTTTGCCTCCTTTTGTTTTTTCAGAATGTCCTGTTTTAGCTGTGGTAATAGTAGCTACAACACCTGCTGCTTTTGCAGCTGTAGCTATATCAATAACAGTGTTTGGATTAATAATTCCATCTTTCCAATCTTGTAAAGCATTACTTTTACCTACAGTACCCACAGCTGCGAATTTTACATAAGGACCTATATTACCTAAGGTAACAGCAGAAATATTATATTTAGCAGGGGTATTAGCTGTACTAATATTTTCTGTTTTGATTGTACCTATACCAATTAATTTAACAATTTCTTCATTTATTTTTTGATCATCATCATAAACATAAGTCACTTGTTGATCATCTTCACTAGATGGTAAAAAATTAGCTTCATATATTCCATCTAAAACTTCTTGAGCAGTTTTTGAAACTGGTGGTGTTGGAGTAGGAGTTGGTGCAGGAGTTGATTGTGGAATTTCTGTATTACGCATTTGTGTTCCCGCAGGACAATCCATATATTTTATTGCTAATTCTTTTGCTTTATCAAGTAAAGCTATATTCCACTCTTTTTCATTTGCTTCAAAAGAAAATACTGTTGTACCATCATATGTATTTCTATTATAAGTTTGTTCTATATTTCTTATAATATCATCATATAGGTTATCAATAAAATCTTCTTTGTCTGTATTATATACATCTATAATTTGATTATATTGCTTTAAAAATAAATCAACACGTTCTTCAGAAGTAAGTGTGAATTCTTTATCTTTTTCTATATCTTTAAATCGTGGGTTATAAACAAATTTACCACTCTTAACTTTTCCATTTATATCATAATATTGTATTGAAACTTCAGTATCTCTATTAAATTTAAAAAAATAATCATCTAATAATCTATAAGGTACTCCTATATTACTATTTAGATAATCAGGTCCAACAGTACTTAATATACTATTAATCCATTCATTACGTGTGTAATTACTAGCTGCTATCATAATACGTAAACCTGGAGGGAAATTGCTAGGTTTTAAAACTTCATTTTCATATTTAAGTAAGAAATCGCTACCGAAATTATTGTTCCAATATCTATATAAAAATACTTCTTTAGCTTTATTTATATCTCCATCTTTAATACTTTGATCATATAGGTTATAAGCGCCGTATTTTTGAGATTGATCTGGGTATTTCTTTTTAATTGCTTCATTCATTGTAAGTAATAAAACAACAGATGTTTCAATAACTTCATTGCTGCATTCAACATTAGGAGGATTAGCAGCTGTTACATCAGGAGGTGAATATAAAGAATATTGGTTTTTACTCGCTACATCAATAGGCACAGCGTCACTAGTATCATTCATTATACCAATAAATGAAGTATTTGTATTTGGATTAACATCCACATCACCTTGATGTCCCTTTTCAGTTAAGTCTTTAAGTTCAGCTTGTGTTTTAGCTCCAAATAAAAATTTTCCTTTATCAGTAAAAATTAACCCACCTCCATCTTCGGATTGAAGGGAGACATCAGTAGGATTTTGAGATGATAAGTAATTATTAGCCATGTTATTTTAAATCGGGTTGAGGTGGATGATTTCCGCTTTGGTTTTGGTTATCATAAAATCCAAAGGTTTGCCCTTCCATTACTAATGATTCTTTTATAGATTGTTCAGTGTAGTTTTTAGCTACATACATTCTTCTATCAATTAATTTTCCATTGTCATATATTGAAGCATACCAAGTATCATATGATATTCTTATATTAAAAGTATAATTAGCTGTTGGAGCAGGTGGTGGAGGTGGTGTAGTAGGAGGTATTGCTGCTGCCACAGGTGATGTAGCAGGAACAGAAGGTGAAGGTGATGGTGCTGGAGGTTCTGGAGTGTAAGGCACTGTATTATTCTGTTCAGTTGTTGTTTGATTAGCAGGTACTCCTATCAATGATTGATTAATAGTATCTTTACTAACTTTTACTACGTTATCTACCTTCGGTTTTGATCTTTCAATAATATTTTTATCAACAGTTTGCCAAATACCAATTGGGTCTAAGTAATAAACTGTTTTAGAATATTGTTCATTAATATTACTAATACTTGGATCTGGACCTCTTAATAAAGGAACAACATAGCCTATATCAGGTAAGCGTACATTACTTTTATATAATGGTTTAGCTTTACCTCTTTTATTATCAGCAACATTGTTTTCAATAATACGGTATATTATCTCTCTAGAAGTAGCATCTACAGCCTCAACAATTCCAAATTGATACGGAGATGAAGGTAACATAGTGTGTAAATTATTACCACTATTATTAGACGAACCGTAGTTAGGTCGTCTTGTAGTACCTGTTACTATAGTATTCTCCTTACCCATTATTTATTTTCAAGTTGCTTTACTTCAACATTATGACCAATATTACTAATTTCTTGGAATAATAATTCTTTATCACGCTCACTTAACATACCATCATCAGTATTTCCACTATTACTATTCATTCCACGTTGAACAATACCCGCCATTTTAATTAAGGCGTCATCATTCTTAATTGCTAATTCCATATATTCCTTTAACAAAGGAACAAGCATCATCGCGTCACCTGGCTCCTGTATCATAGGTTTCAGTTGATCGATTAATGCTTTGATTTCCTTTTCCTTACGGTTGGCATTTTTATATATGTCCTCAAGTAAGCTCGAAAAGGTTTTATCTTTGAATAAAACTTGATTAAAATCCATATTTACGTTTTATATAAATATGAGAGATGTGAAGAGTTAGATCGATAGTGTAATACGTCCATGTTCATAATATTCGTTATATTTCTTAACATATATTACTTTCAATCGCTTGATAATTTTAGTTATCTGAGGGGTTGATGCTTCTGTCATTTCCTTAACGTAGATATATAATGCTTTTTTATTAAATATATCTAAATTTTCGTTTTTACGGAATAACTCTAATATAGCATCAGCTATACGAGCGTCATTAGGTTTAGGAAATAAAACGAATAAATTAACGTCTACATACTTAGCAAATTGCTGAACATATGAGGGTAATTGATCAATTTGAGGATCGTTATTGTTATTAACAATATCAATCAAAATTGTTTTGTCCTCGTCAACTGCTTCAACAGGTGCCTTATCTTTTAGCTTCTTGTAGTTAGCATTATTGTAAAGAATAAGATAACGTTTAGCAATAGTACCAAAGTAACTAAATGCTTTACCCTTATTTTGATTATATAAGTGTAATTTCTCTAATAAAAAGGCCACCACTTCATGCTGTAACTCAGGGATAGTATCCACTTCCGTATAATAAAACTTAAACGTATGGATGATGTTTTCAGCCAGTTTGTGAAACGAGTAGTTAATTTTTTCATTGAATATTTTATTTCTTTCATCTTGATCTTTACATTTTAAATACTCAATGATAGCATCTTCTGTTTCTTGAGTAAAGTAGATGTTAGCCTTTTTAGGTTTGCGTTTACGTACAGTCCCCTTCTTCGTCAATAATACTTCTTCTTCTCCCATGTTTAAATGTTCTTAAGGTAGTGGTTTAACGAATCTTGAATATTTTTTAAATTGCGGAAGAAGAATCCTATCTGATCATCTGATTTGAATGCCTCAGTTAATTCAATAGCGTTAAGTTGTTTATTAGATTCTTCTACAATAGCGGCTACACTATCGATTACAATTTTTTGTTGAGTAGCAATAGCCTCTAATTTAGCTACTTTACTATTTAGATTCCAAATGATGTAGCCAACAACAGTGGCTACCCATAAAATAATTGAAATAATTCCTAATATCATATATTTTTCATTAGTTCAGCTAAAGCTGGGTTGGCCATTGTTTTAAGAGCCTTCTGCTTAACAGCTGAGTTGTTTTTATTTAATTTAAAGTTATTTTCTTTCTTAGGTGTTTCTTGTTTAGGACCTAATAATTTAGGTAACCATTCCTTTTCAAACTCAATTCTAGCCGCCATTAAATCCGCCTGATGTAAGACATATACAAGTGAAGTACGAGGCTTAGTTTCAGGTGTAAAACCCATTAAGTAAGCCTTATTTGATTCATCATATAGTCCATCATGAGTTCTAATAGCTATCATTTCGTTTTTAGTAGGTATAATACCATTACTAAGTAACAAATGTAAACCACGATCAGGGACAGTCATATACTCTAAACGATCGTTAAACATATAAGTTTCATTTAGTTTATCTCGTCTCCATTGATCTGTCTGTTCAATGTACGCGGCGTTTTCCTCATCTCCAAACTTACCTAAGTCATGATTGATAGCTGAGAATACTAGTTCCTCAGTTGTATAAGTGTCTATCATTCCGAACTCATGCCATAGCGTGTTAAATGCTAAAGCAGCGGCAACTACTCTATTTACGTGGTCGACATAACCACCTGGGAAGCAATTATGATATTGAGACTTATGAGACGCAGGCATCATAATGAAACGTTCCTCATGTTTAGTATAAAACTCAAGTAATAGTTGTTTACGTGGTTCTGAGATATATAGTTCTATATTAGATAGAAATTTATCCCAATTGTCTTTAATTTGTTCTGGTGTTAACATAACTTTGATTATTTATTTTTTATTCTTCAGAATTGATTAATGTTCTAATTTCCTCAACTTTGTCTTTCATTTGACTAAGCATTTCCTTAGCATCTAAAATATTAAATGTAGGATCGGAAAATCTAGCTCCGAACCCAACTAACATATTATCAAGTTGATCTAATTTTCTTTCTACGGGTTGTTTATATCTCATAAGTATGATTTTATGATACCAATTAATTCAGGTATCGTGTTAAATGTACGTAATGTTTCACTCGTATCCAACTTCGTTCCAGGAACAATGATGAATACTTCTCTATCTTTCTCTATGAACACCATCGGGTAACGATCGGTTCTAAACTTTTTTTCTATTTCATCCGAAAACTCGGATTGTTGGTTAGCATCAATGTCGACATAGGATATTCCGCAACTGTCTAATTCACTCTTCAACCATGTGCAATAATCACAGTCACTTAACGTTAATAACCTTACTCCTACTTCTCCATTCATTCCTCTATTACTCATTCTAATTAATTTAGTGCTCTAAAAAAATATGGAAAAAATCCTGGGATTCCAAACTCTTAATTGAGGTCATCCAAACTTCTCCATCGGCCTTTACCGGGGTTTTAACGGGGCAAGTGCTGTTATATAAATATATATGAACCATAGGAGTTAGCCGTTTAAAGTGGGGTTAAGTCGGTTTTAATGACAAACTCCCAACCCATATAGCAGGGTTAGGAGTCATAGTAAAAGCAACGAACCTGTATTATTTAGTTATATATTTAACCAATTCTTTATTTAACATCATTAATTTAAATTTGTTCGGATTACTATTGTAAATAGATTTCACCATATTGTAACAAACGTCAGTTGCGAATATTTTTTCTGTTACAATTTTACTGATACGTTCAGTTAATGGTTTTTCAACCGCATTATCCTTAGCATAGAACTCTAAATAGTTAGCAACCCTAGTACCTAATGTAGCGGCAATATCTGCTCTATAATTCTTATCTTTACCCACTAGGCTCTTAAGTGTATTCATAACATATGTTTCATCTTGGCTCATGATGTTTTCAGGTGAAATCATCTTATCCAATTTATTATTAATGAACATAGTAAATAAAGTACTAAACTCACTACCAACACTACCTTCTCCAATCATTTGAATTAATGGTAATGACTCTTCAAACGATTTAAGTGAACTAATACTGTTAAAGAACATACTAACACTTCTACTGTTAACTTCTTTAGTGACTAATTCTGGATGCATCAGCATAAAGTTAATACAACGACCATCTAACTTAGCTTGTTCAGCCCACTTACCCCAACATTTAAGATCAAACTTTAAGTTAACACTAATAAATCTTGTTTTCTGAGCGTTATCAATACTATTAACTAAATAGTCTCCATTATCAGGATTAGCGGTTAATATGATATGCCAATCTTTAGGTAACTTCCAACTAATATATTGTTGACGGTCAATTAACTCCATTACAGCTTGAATGAATCTCATATCAGCTCTATTCCAGTCATCCAATAATAGAATACCACCATTTGTTTTACCACTAATCCATTCAGGTGGACAGTAACTCATACGATTCAAACCTGTAGCCTCATAACCTTTCTTACGATAGTCCTCAACTGAGTTCTCATCAACCCATTCACTCAATTTTTTATCCTTCATTTCAAATTGACGAATTGGAAAACCTACTAAGTCACCTATTTCCTCAATTTGAGCTAAGTTTAACTTAACGAAATTCAAACCTAATTCGTCTGCTAATTGGACGATAGAAGATGTTTTACCAATACCACTATCACCTATAACTTCGGTTGATACCATTGGTTTATTGTTTTCTTGTAGATAACGATTGTTATCAATAATGTGTTTCAAAAAGTCCTTTAATTCGTGGACATTTAATGATACGGTTGCGTTTTGTTTTTTACTTGTCTTTGCCATTTTTTTACTTTTTATTTATAACTAAATTTAATTTATCTACCAAGGTCATATTTCATTTTATCCCAAGGATAAGGAAGTGGATTATAACTCATTGTGTCTGATTCATCATCAACATATAAATTCTGTTCACGAGTATTATCTAATCTTTTTTCCTCATAATGAAACCGAACACGTTGACCACCTTCAATATTACTAAACACAGCGAATCTTAGTCCTGGACATTCATTCATTAAGTAATTTACTTGTTGAGCAATATCTGGGTTTTCAAAATTAGCATTGTTTAATAATGTTAATGCTATTCTAATATTATCTACATCCCAACTTGTAAGCATATTCTTCAAGTTGTAAATTTGATCTTGATCTAAGTCGTGTATATTTTCCATTATGATTTAATTTGAACTTTAGCACCTGGTAAATCTTCATTAATACTTCTTCCTGAACAATGAACCCATAAAGTAGGCTTACATGGTATAGTGCTAACTGAACATTCACCATCAGTTAAGTAAATTAAGTTTTGGAATCTATCTTTATGTTCCCATAAGTAATCTAATACTGGTTCATAACTTGTACCTCCTCTACCTGATGCTTTATAATCATCACTAAACTGTCCTTTATACTCATAAACATTTCCTATTTGAGCATCACATTCAATAACAGTTATTTCAGTACCTGTTTTATATATGTGATGAATTTCACTTAAAAATTCTCTTAAATCATCATTTGAAACTGAACCTGAAGTATCAATAGCAACTAATGTATTTTTTCTTTGTTTAATTTTAAGAGCTGGGTTACCATAGAAACGTTTATTTGGTTTACGTCTTGTTTTTTTAGTAAATACTTTACTAGCCATACCATTGAAACGTCTTAAATAAGCTCTCCAATCGATAACAGCTTCTTCACTCACATATAAACTATCAATTAATTCTTTTAACTCACCTGGTATATGTCCTCTTTGTTTTTGTACTTGGTTAGCAGTATCTTTTAATTGATGTTCAATTTGTTTCTCCATCAATTTCTTTTCTGCTTCATCCATATTCTCATATTGTTTCCAAAACTCATGAGACGCTTTAACAGTTACTTTAGTACCGTCTCCTAAAGTTATTTCTCTAGGCTCGCCATCACCATTAGCTGCTTTAGCAGCATCTAAAAACTTAGCAACATCACCATCTGGATTTTGTTCTGCTTCCTTTTTAATTAGTTCATAATATTTTCTAGTACCTGCTTTAACAGGTAATTTCAATTCAGCCCAAGGTGCTTTATCAATTTCTAAACCATCCCATGTTTTATCTTTATACTCGTCTTGAATGTATTGATTAATTTCTAAATCAGCAGCTACATTCAATAATGTTTTGTCTTCATACTCATCAAACATTTGTAAGTGTTTAAATGCAATATGTAACAATTCATGTTTTAAAACAGCTACTTTACAACCATCACCTAATGTCTCCCAAAATTTAGGACTGACAACTAATTTAGTGTTAATACCATCTTTAGCTACACAAGCGGTAGCAACAGAATCACTTAATTCTTTATTTAAACCGATTAGGAACAATCCATAAAACGGTTCACGAAACATTAATGTCTTGGAGTGTTTGGCTATATCGCCATGTATATTATCTATCATATGCTTTTATTTTTCTATTAAATTTACTTCTTGAACCTCGGTTGAAAAAACAATATCAACTAATTGTTCAGCGGCTGAATTGTTCAATTTAAATTCACGGTTAATATTATCTAATAAGAATTTCTTAACAATAGCACCTTCTTTTCCTGTTTTAAAATTCTTTCTCAACCCAGTACCAAACGTTTTCCAATCACGTTCCCAATATATACCTTTTGTTTTAAGTAGTTTTAATAACGCTTTTAAGTTGGTATTATTATTAGTATAATAACTTGGTCTGAATCTAGTTTGATAAATTAATTCATTCAGTAGGAACGAAATTGATAATATTGTACTTTGATTAAGTACTAAATTAGACATCATTTCAAAACCTAATTTAACATTAGAATCATCTTTACTAAACAACATATCACGAAGTGTTTGTAAATATTCCTCATCAAGTTCAATTCCTTCTTTATTTAACTCAACAAACAAATCTTCATCAAATACAATTTTCTTTTTTCCACTTATAATATCACTTACATTATCAACAATAACATTAAGTAAGTCAATTAGTTTTTGTTCTCTATAAACACAAAGTAAAGTACCTTTAGTTGTGTGAGTATTATCTTTAAATAATTGTTCTAAAGTACTATCCTTAAACATATCCTTCCAACCACTCTTATCTTTTTCTACAAGCCAATAGTTGTTTCTATCCTTATATGAGTTGAATTGTTTTATACAATTCTCCCAATTACCTCCATCACCCCAAAGTCTATGACTACTTATTGCATGATATTCATTTACAAAATAATGTTCATCATAATCTAATTTCTTAATTAAGTCTAAAAACATACCTTTATTCATTATGAATATATTAGCCATTTTAGCTCTAGATGTTTTCTTTAGATTTTTCTCCTTAATAAACTCCTTTAATTTAAAACGAGGTATATCACTTGCCTTAGTAGCATAAATAATATCTTTACCTCCAATTTGAATTGGATCTGATTTAGTAATTATTTTAAGTGCTTTCTGTAGTTGGATACTATCTTTCTCATTAATGAATGAAGTATTATCACTCCAGTATCCTGCTTGTCTAAATCCTTGAATCGTTTTCCCACTTTTATAATATTGGGTAAATCTTATTTTAGTAATACTGTTTAACATAATTTATATTTTAAAAAGTGCAATTAATAATGCGACACAAGCTATTCCTAATAATATAGCAATTGGAATCCATAACGGTGAAGTAACCCACCACCAAGACCAATCAATAAAACCTGCTAATTTAAGGGTCATGAATATTAAAAACAATACTGTTGTAAACCCTAATCCATTTGATGATTTATTATCACTCATATTTTTATTTTTTAATCTGTTATAATTACACTTAATACATTTTCAACTATCATTTTACCCAACCATCCTTTAGTACTTTCATCCTCTCTTAAAGCAGTTTTTGCTTTACGTTCACTTGAAGCTATTACATGAGAATCTCCTATTGGATATCCTGCTTTATTGTAACATTCAATAATGTATAAATTCATTTTTTTCATATAGTTTAATTTAGTTAGTTAATTGAGGTTAGAATTATTCTTCATCACCTCCATTTTCATAACAACGTTCACACATTCCATTAATGGACATTCCTGAACCTGTGGAGTCACAATTACGTCCACAATACTTACAACTCACATAACCGTAAAGGTTTTTAATCATTCTAATCATAACTTATATATTTTAATTTTATTATTCTTCGTCTTCTGTTTCTACAATTGAACCGTAGTAAATGTAATCGTTTTGTAAATCGTAACTGAATTGTTGATCAACATTACCATTTCTATTCTTAATAAAGTTCATATATGTACCTCCTCCGTCACGGTCACTTCTTCTTCTCATTTCCATCATTGCATCGGTCATATGTTTCAATTTATTTGAACCTACAAACTCACCTGATTTAGTAACTTGTTGAATTAACAAATATGAAGTGTAAGCATTTGAGTCATTTTCACCTTTATTATTCTTAACACATAAATCAACTAACCATGATTCAGCTTG